AGAATAATCGGCGCCATCTCCCCTGGCCACATCGGCCACAACCATATATGATTTGTTATAATCCGCATGTTCCCATTTCCAAAGGTTTCCATCAAATCCACCTTTCTCAATTGGTTCCTGAATATATGTTTCTTTATAAAACATTAGGGTTTCGGGTTCAATTACAGTTTCACCAGAACTTACAAAGTCGCAATCACACTCTTGTGCTGCTTTCTTTATTCCTAATAATTCTCCTTGCTGGTCTCTCCATTTTTGGTCTCTTTCAGGATGAACTGTCCAATGTAATCTGATTGTGTTGAATGGATTTCTACTTTCCTCAGCTCCTAACCAAGTTTGGTGAAACCAATTACCCACACCATTAGGAGTAGATAATGCTATACAACTACCACCCGTAGATAGAGTTGATTGAGCTGCCACCCAAATCTCATCGATATCATCAATGAATGCGGCCTCATCAAATATAAGAAGTGATAAGGCTTCCGAACGTCCTGCATCAGGAGATGAAGCAATAGCCTTAATTTGAGAACCATTTGTTAAACGAAGGGAAAGCTTGTTATCTTCCATAGACCCGTTCTTAAGCCATGTAGGAAGCAACTCATGCATAACCCTTACCTTTGTTACTAAGTTCTTTGCAACATCTTGCTTTGTTGCAATAACCAATACGTTAAAATCCGAATTGAATATCATTTTCCAAAGTGCGTATCCAGCTGATAGGGTTGAGATACCAGTTTGACGTGATTTTAATACTATATTAAATCTATTGTTTGCAAATTGAGTTAGAGTCTTTTCCTGAAATGGAAATAAATGAAAAGGTATCTTACCTCTAACTGGATGCTGAATCATACAATACTTTTTCATAAAGTGAATCGGGTCTACCGCACACTTTTTGTATTCTTCTGCTATTATATCCTTTAGGGATTTCTTTTGTGTTATGCCTGTACTCATACTAATCGTTAAGTGGTCTTACTAAATCGTAATTTTTATCTTTCAATTTTTCGTAAGCTTCATTTCTTAGTTTTGTGGCTTGTTCAATCTCTCCTTCAAATTTAACAATCTCTAAAAGGATTTCTGCTTTAAGTTCTTCTACATCTCTCTCCATACTCCAAGTTTCAATCTTACCATCTTCTTGAACTACTTCGTATGTTTGTTTTGCATCTCTATAAGCTTGCTTAAACTGAGCAACTATATCATTACCATATGAAATCATATTAGAATATATCTTATAATCTTCATACTCTTTCCACAATCCATCAAATTCTATCTTAGCTTCTCTGATTTTAAGGCAATGTAAACAATATCCAGTTTTAGATATTAATTTTTTATCAACTCTACCTATTTTGATTGTTTTACAATTATCAGATTTACAACTATTCAACTTATCTAAATAAGCTCTAACTTCTTGCATTGTATCGCCTAACTCCGATGTTTGAACTTTACCAGCTTCCAATTGCTCCCAAGATTTACCAGTTTCATCAGTCCATTTTTCACCAACCCCTCTTTTTACCTTTTGTTTATCTGCCCCAGAAAATGATATTTGTGTGTTCTTTTCATATTCACCACCAGTCAATACCATATCTACCAACTTTCTACGAGTTGGATGCATAAACTTTTTATTGAATTCCTTTGCCATATTACTTACGATATATTTGTATATATAAGTATATCAAAATAAAGAAAACGATTATTTATCGAAGAAAATACCTAAAATTTGATTTAGGGGTGCGAATGCACCAGTTAATTTGTATGTGTTACCACCATAAACAAATACTATACCTTCGTTTGGTACAATCTTATCAAATCCACCGAGTGCATTTAGTCTAGATAATTCTAATTTTAATTTTTCAATTTTCTTAGGGTCACCACTTGCTTTTACTTGAGCTATTGTTGATTGTAAACGAGCTACCATTTGTCTTTTGGCACTATCAGGATTTACTGTAAGAACCGAATCCATAAAAGATAGTACATCAGCACCAACTCCTAAGAATATCTCCTCAAATCTCATTAGGTTTTGTTTTGATATCTTTTGTTGGTCTTGTTTATCAGTTTGTTCAGCCCAAGCTCTTAATTTATCATCAGTTATTTCTGCTATACGAAAACTCTTGTCACCAAAAGCCCATCTCTTTATTAATCCTATTTTTTGTTGATAATCTAACTTCTTAGCTTTCTTTTCCACAAAGTTAGTCCACCAAGCTTGATGATAATCGGCCACACCATCCGAATCATGTAATCCAAATTCAGATTGTAACTTAGAAATCATTCCTAAATATTTTCCTTGTAATTTTGAAAGGTTTTCTGATTTAGGAAGTTTATTCATTGGTGGTCCCTGTATTGTGTACTTTGATTGAACATGTGCATTTACTTGCTTAATCATTCCACCCAATATAGATGCCGCTTGTTGATTCTCACCTACAATAGTACCATCTACATCATAATCAAATGTACCATGAAATACTAATAGAGGTTGATTGTAAGGGATTACATTTACAGAGGTTGGATATATTACTTCCAAATTCATAAAAGAAATACCATCAAAAAATATCTTCTTACGTTGAGGTTCAGATAGAGCTGCAATTGCTTTGGATAAATCCTGCATAGCGAAGTTATAAGCATCAGTTAATCCACCTCTACCAGCAAACTTATCTGCTACCTGTCCTATTGTCATAGCACCAGCTCCTTTGTTCTTTAGATGTGATTTATTACGAGCCGCAACCAATCTACCATTTACCCAACTAACTGCCAACGCTTGTCCATCAGTCTTCTCTCTTGCTAATTCCAAATCACCATTTAGGGCTCTTACTACAATTTGTTTTAAATCACCAAATGTTAAACCCATTTCAATATCAAATGGATGTGCCATATGTCCGTAAGCTCCACCTTCTAATAATAATGATTCGTTTACTGATTCTTTCTTTAATGAATCTATTTGTTTTTTAATTTTATCTATCTCAACTCTAACTTTCATTTGTGCCGGAGAGTTTGGCATCATCTTAAAAGCCTTATTATATAATACTACAAGTTCTTTCTCTAAATCTTTCAATCCTTCGTTTGTTGTATTTTCTATTTTAGCTAACTTATCGTAGTATTCCAAATCTTCCCATAAATGGTCCATAGCTATTTCAGTTGCAATACGAACATCAGTTGTGTGTTCCATTTCAACTTTAATACCCTGCATTAATTTAGGTTTTATATATTCTGCGGCATATTGTTTTGGGTCATAGTATCCTTTCTCATCATACTTTTTAGCCAAATCAATTATAGTTTTACCTTTTGCCAAACCACCAGGAATTTTATCTTCATCAATCTCCTCATATCCACTCATACCTTTGTTGTTAAGTTTTTTACTAACCTTCTTAACATCATCAGCTTTTGGTGCTCCATTAATATATCCACCCGGCAAACTCAAACCTACACCAGCTCCACCACCAAGTCCCATCTCATCTAATATAGAATCAAAATCCGAAACTATTTCTTTAATATCTTCTTTTGATATTATTGTATCTTTTTGATTGTCAGGCATTTCCCAGAATCTTTTAGGTTTATCTATTACTGTATTTGGTTCGGTTTCTTGCCAATCTTCAACAGTATGAGGGTCATCGGCTGGATTTAATGTACTTTGTGTTACATTCTTAAGTTTATAATAAGCTTTTCTAAATTGAGTTTCGGTATCTTTTGATTTACCCCTACCTCTCATTGTATCTGCTTTAGGAGTATCTATTTGAGTATAGCCACCTTGCTTATACCAACCTTCAGGCTTAGCTGTGTTTAATATTCTAGGCTGTCCATCTGCCGTAAAAGATGTGTCAGGCTCAGCCGTTCCGCTGAAGCCAGCGTTTGATGCGGCTTCTTTTAAATTTTCTTTTTTAGCAATTCGGAATGTTACTGCTTTTTTGCCATTGATTGTTGGCATTCCCCACTCATCCTCACCTATTGATTTAACAAGTACTTTTTTGTTTTTGAATTTGCCCATTAACAAAGTATCACCAACTTTTACGTTTAGTTTAATTTCTTCGTTAATACATTCTTTCAATCCCTTTAACTTAAGAGTAATTAATTTGAATATTTGTTCATCAAACTTTGGATATGCTTTTGTGAAGTTTTTCTTTCTATCAGCAGCGCTACCAGCACTTAACC